ATAGAGTAGTATATATAGTATCAGTATCCATATAACTAGTATCCTTTAGGGAGATAATTGGGCCGTTTTTGCTCTAGATGCTCTATAATTGATTTAGGGATATATCAGGGTAATCCGCGCCTATGCTATAGGCTTTAAGTGTCATGTTTTCTGTATACTATATAAGAGACTATACTCTGAAGGTATACTTTCTCTATACTATATAAGACATAACACTATAACCAAATTACCCAGATAATCCCGCTCAACTTTAAAAAGTTTCGCGAATCCCTTCTGGGGTGGAACTAAACCATAGATTTAAAAGCTTAGTTTTTGTCTTAGGATCCCTTGGATTGAATGTGTTTGTTATTCTTTGTTTAGTCTCTAATAGAATAACCTGTCTAGGTTTAATACTTTCTTGCATACATCTTCTGCTAACTCTTTTCCATAAAGGTCTTCTAGTATTTTCTTGATTAGAATACCGTTCTCTCTTTGATTCTCTACTGTATGAGTTGGATGAATTAATGCTATATTAGTATAAAAGAAGTTGTTCTAGATTAAAGTTTCTGGGTTTTGTCATTTAATTCTGTCCTAATTATTATAGAGGATCCCAATAGAGCACAATTACTCTATCAGAATCCTCTATATTTCCAGTCGGAGGGAAGGAACTTATGCTGCTTTTTCTGAAGGTACTACCATTTCTCTGAGACTTTCGGTCTCAGGTGATACTTCCTTTAGGATCTTGCTGAAAGGTTCCATCGCCTTAGTCTTCTGCTGTGTATATACAGTAGAGACTTGATTGATCATGCTTAAGATATCTCCAATGAGAGAAACGAGTTCACTATTGGTGATATTAGCAAGTCGAGGGTGCCTTTCTGGTGAAATAGCCCGATTAACGTGCTTATTTCTTTCAGTAGAATCACTCTCTCCAATACTAAGGTGCACACTTCCATCTGCGAGGGTTGTGCATCGAAGTCTGAGAATGCTTCCATTCTCATCTACCTTAAATACCATATTATCTAAGGCTTTCATGTTTTGTTGCACTACTTGTACTGCTGATTTCATTCTGCCTTGTAACATGAGCTGATTTCTATTTAGATGTTGTTGTTTCATATTCCCTCCAAGGAATGGTTAATAGTTTCAATAGGTTAAGGCGGATCCCTCGTGAAAGGAACCCGCCTACCTATCTCTTTTTTAGGTTACTAGACCTTTTCAGGCGTAACCGAAGACAGCTCCTGAGAATTCAAACTGATCAGCCTTGTTGTTAGAGTATTTCTCCAAATAATCACCTGCAACTTTAAAGACTAGACCAACCAGTAGCGCTAGCAGGATAGTCCAGGCACCCAATCCTAGTTCCAGGAGCATTCCTAGAGCTACGATTGCGAATCCTACCATTCCTGTGAACCAGCTAACTTCACCGGTAACAGAGGTGACTACCGCTGCTGCTTTCGCGATGCTCTTAGCTGCATCACTTGGTGGTGCTTTCGGCGCTGGTGCCTTCTTTTGCTCCATTGATGGAGCTGGACCTACTCTGCTGACGTTTTCTGCTTGGTTACTATCGATTTCTACTGCCATATCGTTTCCCCCTCCTTTGGGGTTTGGTTTAGGGAACTAGAATCAAAAATTAATTGATTATATTTGTTTGTCTTTATATTCTCCTGTTCTATTGAGTTATTAAGAATCTTGTTCCGGAGCCCTTAACTAGTAGTTTGCTCTTTCCTATAAACCCATAATACTGAACTACTAATAGATATTTGTTCTTCTCCAATATTTCTTTAGCTTCTTCTGGAGTATCAATCTGTTTTAATACTTTTCCTGTCCTTGTGTCTAAGATACTGTAGTTATAATTCTCTAGCATATTGTCTCCCCATAAGTTTAAATAGATGAAATTATTTAATTAGGTGTGTAGGGTAGAACTCGGATGAATCCTACCCTACTAGGGGAATAACTTATTTGTATTGAGCTGCGCTTTTTCTGACCTCTGCGTCAATACTTGCACCGAAGTTTCCTACTGCTTTTCCAATAAGTGTTCCTACTTTTGGAATCAATTGATCTACAAGTTTTTCAACTCGTGGATCTGTAAGAATAGTTAGGACTTTTTCGGCTCCATCAAAGAATTCTTTGACACCCATCTCCATTCTTTCTGCTGGAGTCTTGATAAGATCCTTTGCAGTAGGGACAGAGCGATTCTCAAGGTAATTTCTTACTTCTTGAATTACATTCCTGCAAGTTTGATCGTCTAACTTGTAGTACTTTTTATTGAATCGCATATTTCCAGTGATACTTTCACTTTCATCTTCATCTGGATTTGAAGGTTGAAATTTCACTTCAATCTCATTATCTGTGTATTGTCCAATACAGAATTCAGCTTTGTTTCCATATCCTTCTTTAAAGGATGCACTATTTTGCTTGATTAATGCACGTATTTCTTCTGCGGTTAGTGATACTGCTTTTTCATTTACTGGGTTCATGTATATTCCCTCCTACAGGAATTGGTTATAGAACAAGTGTTATTATCTATCCTGCTAAAGCGTATTCATATCCTTTTCGTCTATCAATCTTGAATATTGATTTAGACCCAGTATGCCTTGCTCCTTCGTGATCAACGAAGGCTAAACCCGGCATATTCTGCATTGCAACAGCAGCTTCTACTGGATTATCAGTTCTTAATATAATGGCATTAGTTAATATCTGAATAATTTCGAATCTGAAGTAATCGCGCATCTTATTCTCCTTTGTTACCCTCTTAAAGAGGGAAAGTATTAATTCTGATAATATTACTATTGTTATTATTATTGTTTTTGTTCCCTGTATTATTTTGTTCTTCTTCCCCATGTTCTCCGTGTTCTTCAGGATCCCCAGTCCCACCCCAAGCGGAGCTGTCTGAGGATCCCGATTACTTCCTAACTCTTCGATCCTGTCTTGGATCCCGATCTCGAGCGGAGCTGTTACTCCTCTTGTGGCATCATCTTATCAAAACAGATATCACATATTTGAGTTACAAATAGTTCTCTCTGTCCTGGGGTCAGATGAGGGAAAGCATCCTGAACTTGTCTCTCTCCTTTCATGAAGAGTTCCCATTCTGTTTCATCTACTATTAGTGTGTGAACTATATGACATACCCGACAGCGTATATTTATTGTTTCCATATTTACTCCCTCCTAAGGAGTGTTTAAGTATTAATTTCACATGCTCATTAGTGTGTCTTGTCTATCGATAGATAGTGTGATTTCGCATTACTCTTTAATAGCAATTTTCTCAGCCTCTTTATCTAGAAGTTCGTTTAGCTCCTTCATAGTTTCTTCGACTGTATCCCCTCCCTGTAGTTCCGCTGCTATGTCTATCCTAATTGATTCATAGTTTCCGATATTTATTGTTCTTCCCAGACTTATACTTTTGATTTTCATACTATTTCTCCTTCTTGTTAACACAACCAATATCCAGCCTTGCAACTGGCATTCAGTTTAATTACTGAATGGGGCATTACACGGGGAAACACGAACATCTCCCCGTGTGCTCTGCTTACTTACCTAAAGACTTAAGAGCTCGATAGACTGGATAGCTAAAGAGTTTCTTATCTCTCTTTAGTTCCTGATATCCAAGCGCAAGAAGGTTATTCGCTTCCTTCTTGGAGAACTTGGCACCCAGTTCAGATTCAAGCTTGTCAGCATGAACCTTTTTCTCGATCTCTTCTATCGCACTAAGAGCCTCTTTCATCTCTTTGGGCACAATAGTAGGCTTCTTATTCAATTCAGTATCAGCTATATCTTTAATAGCTTTCCAAGTTGAATAAGACAGAACATTTGTTCCAGACGCCTTTTTGCGTCTAGCAACAGCACTCAGGAATCCCTGAGCTTCTTCAGGATTAAAGATTCCCTGAAGTTTAGCTACAAAGTGAACAGGACCAAGTGTCGCAATAGTTTTAAGGATTTCATCAACCCTTAACTCCATTGCTAGACTTGTCTCTTTGAAGCTGTCTACCTTTGCATGATAGAGGCTAAGTAATTCGGCCCTAGCCACTGAACTAATACAACCAACTGGTAATAACCAGACTGGCTTCTTAGTTTCTTTATTTGTGACAGGAAATAACGAACCACTTCCTGCCTCAAATGTAGCTTTATGACTACTACTATCTAGAAGTTTATTTTTGATCTCTTCATAATAGTATTTCTGCTCCTCCTTTCCTCTGTAGTCATAATCCCGATTACTCTTCCGAATTTCTTCAGAAGTTTCTTCGATCTCTTTTTCGAAGTAAGCCTGACTCATCAATGAGGAAGCTCGTCCTGATTGGATTTCTGAGTTAATTCTATATTCTAGAATTTCCTCATTACCCATGCCATTGGTCATGGCACTCAGAAACTCGCCTTCTGTAATGGTTTCATAGACTCCTCTTACAGGTTCCATGATAAACTCTCCATTACTGAAGTCGTCCAGGGATAATCCTAAATCTCTCAATTCAGTATATCCCCAGACAGATCCTCTCCTTATCCCATCTTTTTCATCACCATAGATGAGACAATTCTTAATGAGATCTTCAAATTCAGAGATCTCCATCCTCTCTTCTGCGATATATGGCCAAAGACCATTTGCATCTTGAATATGCACATGTCTAAGCCACACAAACCTAGAGCCAGTTTTAGTGACCCTTTGTTTGTTCTCTAGCTCTGTTACTTCAGCTTTCATCTCTTCAGCAATACGTTTTGCTAAAGATTTTACTTTCTGATCATTTACTGGAGTACTTTCTTCGGCTACTTCAGTAGACTCGACAGAGTCGAATTCGATTGACTCTTCTTCTGCCATGATCAAAAGATCTTCAGCAGAAGGGGCCACCATCTCCATCTCTTCTTCAGAGATAAAGGCAGTGTTCTCCTCAACAACTTCTTGAGCAAGAATAAGAGCCAATTCATCTATCTTCGCATACAAGTTACTATCCATATTTCCCTCCTTTTGAGAAATATTATTATGACCCTGCGTAATTGCAGAACCATTTACTACCAACGAACTATTCATTCCCTTTACTACTTTCATATTTATTCCCTCCTAAGGAATATTTAACAGCCTCTGAATGCTTAATCGTATGATTAAGTGTGCCTATAACTACATACAAGTAGCTGTTATGAATAGGCTAAGCAGTTTATAGTCTTGCTCAGGACTTTATTCAACTAGAGATAAAATGCTATGTATAGAACATAGTTAACTAGTGCACCTACTGCTGCTGTAACATTCCAGTTAATAGACATAATCATTCCCTCCTTTAGAGAATTGTTATTAAAACTCTGGGAAATTCCAGAATTTAAGACAGTTTACAGACATATCTAAGTCTCTAGTGATTTAAGTGAAGAGATCTAGCTCTTCTTGCTCTGTAAGAGACTGATTGTTCATCTTAGTAAAGAAATCTCCTTGGTCGTGATCAATATAGTTCACTGTTTCTTTAGTTGGATGAGTGCAGATATATTTAGTGAAGTTATCTTCACTAAAATCTCCCTCTTCTCTTGTGATGGGCATAACACGACTAAGAGTCCAGCCTGCTGCTTCTAGTTGTTGTTTTGTGTTCATCTTCTTCTCCTTTTTACTAATGCATCCAATATCTGGCCTTTGAACCAGTATTAAACGTTATTGTTTAATAGGGCATTACACCCCCAATAGGGGGTGTCATCTGCTAAGACAGTAGAGCCATAAGCTTAGCTAAGCTCATAACTTCTTGTCTTATTACTTCTCTTTCAACATTACGTTGAAACAAAAGAAGAGAGCCATTCTCATCTCTACCTGCAACATGGAAGAAATCCTTCTTACCATTCTTTGCAAGCAGACAGATCTTCTCTCCTGTTTTTACTAACGAAAACGTCATCTTATTTAGATTCGTATACATACTATTCCTCTCCTTCTTCGTTGTTACTGTTATCGTCTAGCTTAGATAGCGCCGCCTTTGCTGCCTTATATGCTGCATCTACATCTTTCTTGGACATAGATGATCTAGCTCTCATCCCTCCACATGAAGAATGTATCGCTATTATTTTCCCATTCTCTACCTTCACTGCTGTCTTTCTATTTTCCATATTTCCCTCCTTTGAGAAATATTATCAAATGAGATTAGCCTCATCAGTATGGGTAATACCCATATACATATGTAATATGTTTCGGCTTATAATAAAAAAGGGATACAGGTTGTTAGCCCATATCCCTCTAATTTGAATAATACTTAAGAATTGTTGCGTACAATTCATTAAACGTTTTTCATGGTTTGGAGGACAAAAACTTTTTCACTTTTCCTATAACTCGACCCCGGTACCTCGGAACGCCAGACCCGTTACTTTCATAAACCCAGGTGAATACCAGGTACCCATAACATATTTCTCCAATTTCAATACTCTAATGAGTTTTCGCTCTTACTGATCTCTTCTTCTTTATACTTTGATACTCCATAGAGGACCCCCACCCCTCTCTTTAAAATTTTCTCGGCGCATACAAGAGGGTACCCTCCTCTTTATATTTTGTTCCCAATTTCGAGAATCTAATGTTTTTTAAAAATTATCTAAAGAAAATCCGCGCTATAGATTCTCTTCTAAGGGTACTTATTCTTTTGATCTAATAGTCTCTTTGGTTTATAATTTAGTGGTTATATCCCTGTAACTTTGACTCTTATTACTCAGTGATTTCTTAATACTTAAAAGGCCTTTTGGCCGTAATACTGTCTTCTTAGAGATTCTCTGGGATTCCGCTAAATTCGGAAAAACGCGCGAGTATTAGAGGTTCTCCTTCCTCACACTAATGGTAAAATCAAATAATATATTCCATCAATTAACCAGTAGAGCATACCGACACGGTACTTCTTCTTTAAATATAGAGGGACTAAATCACTCAGGTATAGGCTGGCAGAGTAGACAGGCTCATACTCCTTTTGGCAGTGGGTTTAGAGGAACCATAGGTGTGACTGATAGCTTTATTCAGTCTTTTATGGGTACGGCTAGATTAGGAGAAGCTTCTGCTCTAACAATAGAAAGAGAAATGGCAAGGAAGATGCATCTAGGAGTAACCGGTATTTTAGAAGAAGGCCTAGGAGCGATGCCAGAACCAGAGATTAATCTTTTGCGTAAAGTAAAGAATGAGTTGGGCAATTTCTTAACTACAGATAGACCAAGAGTAAGTTTTATTCCCACTAATGTTCCATTACAGGATATAAAGGAACTCATAGCTCATGAGAGAGTTCACTTAGATTGGGATAAAATCGGAGGCTCCTTGCCTAAGCCTCCTGACACAAAATTAGAGGATTTCTTAAAGGGAATGGAAGGTTCTGTTTATCAGAGTGAAGGTTATACTAAAGATCTATTTAAAGAAGAGTATTATGCTTATGGTAGGAGCATGAAATATGGAGCAGAATCCAGAGAAGTGTTTAAAGATATGATTCCAGTTCAGAGCAGAAGATTAATGCAAGGGAAAGGACAAAGAATAGAAGGATTACCAGAGCAAGGGTTAGCTGAACCAAGTCGTAAGAAAAATACAGATTTTGGATCCCCATTTAAAGGTGCCAATCCTCTTCGACCCAAGTTCTTCACCCCTAATAGACAAATAAAACAAAGGATTAGACAAGCTGCTACACAGACAATGAAGACATTGAGAGAAAGAAATCAGAGGCAAGGAGTATACTTACAAAAACAAATGGTGCGTGCATATTAGTCTAATTCTTGACTTAAGGGCTTGAAAAGACTACAATTAAAGAGTTATATCTTAACTAAGAGAAGGTGGAATAAAAATGTTAGGAGCTGGTCCTCAATTAAAAGAGAGTTTTGTTAAGACTCCAGAAGAGCTTGCCTTATTCGTTAAAAGAGAAGAGATTTTAGAAGTACCTGGAAGTAAAGAGCTTTTAGATAGTAAATATTTCGACGGTAGCTATACCCAAGACATAATGAAGTATCTTCCTTCGAGTACGGTATTGTCTCCAGCGGAGCAGACAGCCATAGAAAAAGGAATGAAGAAGAAGTCCACAGGACTCCTTTCCTCCGTTCCTCTAAACTGTAGTGGACCTAAGTGTCCCTTCAATAAAGAGTGTCCGTTCTTCAAAGTAGGGAAAGCGCCCATCGGTTTTGCTTGTCCTGTAGAGTCAATAATTCTGGATCTATATACAAAAAGATATATAGATGAATTCGGAGTTATTTTTGACTCCTTTAGTGAAACGACTACGATGACAATGCTTGCAGCTACTCATATAATGGAGATGAGGGCATGGAAAGTTCTTGGTGAAGAAGAAAATGCATCTGGTATAGTTCAGAATGTTGTTGGTTATAACGAAGATGAAGAACCCATAATTCAACAGCAAGAACATCCCGCTTATGATATATTAGAGAGAGCGTGGAGATGGAGAGAGAAATTGTTGATCTCTTTGGTCGGAACTAGGAAAGAAAAATATAAACGTGAAGCGGCTTTAAAAGAGAAACCGTCTGATAATTCTCTTTCTAAGAGGGCTGCGGAAATTAAAGCTAAGATAGATAAGCTAAGCTTAGGAATGGAACAACTTTAAGGAGACTATTATGGCAATGACGAGAGCTTTAAATAGAATCGGCGGCTTTATGGGCGCTTCTACTCTGAGGTCTAGCTTCAGGGCTGGTATGGCTGGTAATTACAGTGGAGCTGCTAGATCTTTGGGTGCTTGGGCTGGTGGCGGAAAAGGAATGAGAGGCCTTGCTCGTGGCGGTGCTCTAGCTGTTGGAGCTGGAATCGGAATGGGTGTAGCAGGCATGCTTGGTCGTGGTATCGGTGGTACAATGATGAATAACCCTGGTAAAATTACTGGAGCAGGGATCCTTGGTGGAGCTGTTGGGCGTAGGTTTGGAAGAGGTGGAATGGGTGCTGGTATTGGCGCTGCAGCTATGACTCTTGGTGCTTGGGGCTTAGGCTAAGATGAATGAAGCAGTAAATAAAATGGCCCAATTTCTTGGAACGATTCAACGAGGAAAAAGATTCGTTGAAGATGAAGTCCAAAAAGTTGAAGACTTGCTTGCTGGTGGAGTTATTACTGATCATGGACTTAAAGATGGCATATCCAAGATCTTCAGTTCTCTTGATCATAAGACTAAGCTAGCTCTCGGTGGGATGACTGCTGGAGGAATCGGATTAGCAGCTTGGGGTGCTTATAGTCTTTTCGGAGACGATGAAGAACAAGAAAATATAAGACAAATAAATAGTCACTTCTCTAGTTTTAGTGCCCTTAATAGAACATAATGATTAACTTAGATAGAGCAGATAAAAATGTAACAAGCAGGATGTTTAGTAGAACCAGAAGAACTGCTTCTAATGCTTCTAATGCTTTCCTTTCTGGTCCGATGAAGACTTCGGTGTTTTCTTTTGCAATGGAAGCAGGGACCACAGGCGACATTAAGAGAGCAGGATATAACGCGCTTGGAGTTGGCGTTATGGAAGCTGCAATTGGAGGTATAGCATTTGCTGTTGCTCCTCCTCTTGGTATGGCTGGCATGGGTCTAATGAGAGCTGGTGCTGCTGCAAAAGGTCTGCGTGGTTTGAGTAGAATTGGTTCTGCGACTAGAGGTCTCGGAATGGGATTGAAAGGTTTCTCTTACGCACTTCGAGGGGCTAATCTTCTTTCTACTGCAGCTATCGTTGCTGGAGCCTTTGTTCCTCCGGATAGTGCATTAGGCGAAATTAGCAGTTATCTCTCTGGAGAAAAATTAGGAAATTTCTTTGAGGAAAAAGTGGACTTAATAACCAATAGAGGTCAGGGTCCTGGATCCGATCCGAATGGGTTTAAGATGAGCTTTTTAGAGAACCAGAAATTAGTAGAATCGAGAAATAGAGCGTTAGCTCTATTAGGCCAGTCAAGATCTCATTCTTTTCTAGGAAGAGAAGCGGAGATGATGCATAACTAGGGGTTGACAAGTTACTGTTTTTATTATATAATCTCTTAAATAGGAGATTTAAAATATGGAAGTTTATTGTGTTACGAATATAATAACAAACAAAAAATATGTTGGACAAACGTCTTATAAAAAAGAAGTTCGATGGCGACAGCATCGTTATGAGAAAAGTGGAAGTTCTTTTTTAAGGAATGCTATTAAAAAGTATGGAGAAGAAAATTTCACTATCGAAACGATCAAAGAGTGCTCCTCTCAGGAAGAGTTAGATAAAATGGAAGAGTTTTATATTAAAGAATTTAACACTTTAGCTCCAAATGGATATAATTTAACTACTGGTGGAGTTGCACCTAAGCACTCTGAGATTACGAAAGAAAAGATGTCTAGAACTCGAAAAGGGAAAGAACCTATCTGGGCGACGAATGCTTCTCATAATCTAGAATCTAATAAATTAAGAGCAGAAGCTTTAAAAGGTCAAAAAAGAACTCTTAACCAGAAGGCTAATATAAAAAATGGTAAAAGACTTTTAATGAAACCAGTTATAGATCAGAATGGCGTGATTTATGAGAGTGTGGCGGATGCTGCTAAAAAACTCGATGTGAATCGAGGGAATCTTCAAATGGTTCTTAGAGGTAAACGTAAATCTGTGGGTGGTTTTAGTTTTGAGTTTCTTGATAAAGAATAAAAGGATATAGTATTAAAAAAAAGAAAAGATCTTTATATAAGAGTAAACCTTATAAGAGATGGCGGAAAAAAGTTTTTAAGAGAGATAGATGGACTTGTCAGATTTGTGAACATATGGGCTATATTGAAGCGCATCATATTTTTCCTAAGTCTCAGTATCCTAGTCTGATCTTTAGAGTTACCAATGGGATTACATTATGTAAACCCTGCCATAAATTAGTTACAGGTGATGAATTAAAGTATGTTGGTTTTTTTAAGAAGCTCTTAATTTTAAGGAAAAAGAAAAGGAAGGAAAGCAAATGATTACAGGACGGATAGGAAGAGGACTGAGAGGAACAGGAAAGATTCTTGAAGATTCTGTTCCTGGAATTCTTAAGTCTGGAGCAGCGGGTGTTGCTGGTGGAGTTGGTGCTGCTGCTGTAACAGATAGGGACCCAGTAAGTTCTGGTCTTTTTGGTGGTTTAATCGGACTCGGAGCTGGTTTGGGTAGATTTGGACTTGGAGCTGGCAAAGCTGGTGTAGCATACTCGAAACTTTCGATGGGAAGAAGAGCAATGGCTGCTGGCGGTGGAATGCATACAAAATTTGGTAAAGATTTTCCTAAATTTGTTAGAGCTGCTAATCCTTCTTCTTTTAGTAACTCAATGAGAGGGATGTCTTCTGGTTTTGGTTTTAAAGGATTGGGAGCAGTTGGATTGGGATCTGGAATGATGACTTATGCGAGTCTTTCTTCTAATAGATCTCTGCAGTCTTCTAGTCTATCAGATCGATTAAGTTATTACCAAAGACTTGATGGTTTAAAGAGATAGATTTAGTTTCATTTAAAAGAAAGAAGGAAAAATGAGAGCTGATTTTAAAAATCTCCATGATTTCTGTGTTACTTGTCGTAAATGCAGAGTAGCGGAGAAAAATGGTCCCATGAATCCGGAGACCAAAGAACTGTCCTATAAGACTGGGGACTTTATAGTTCAATGTCGCGGGATTCCTGCTGACTATAACTATATCCCTAATTTTGATTCTGTTAAAAGTGAACTATCAAAAGATGAATTAGATTATTCTAGATCTCTTTATGATCCTGTTCTGTGGGCGAAGATCCATCTTGGATGGGAGCCTAGGAAATCTAAAAAAGGAGTTGAGTATCAGTCTATTCCTCTCCGATGCACATCTAAAAGAAAAGTTTTAAGATGGGGAAGAAGAACAGGAAAGAGCGATCTTCTTGCTATTACTATTCTTCATTATCTATTCACTAATTCTCCTGTAGTTAAAAGATGGGATGAAAACCTTGGCAAGTATGTCGATGGCTTCTCTACTGTCTTGATTATTGCCCCTTATCTATCCCAAATTAAAGTTCTCTTTGAGAGAATGAATAAGTTAATTTCAGGGAATACGAATCTATCAAATGATGTTAAGAGAGAAGTCGCGAATCCATATCATATAATCGAGTTATATAATGGAGCTAAAGTTGTAGGCTTTCCGTCTGGAGCAAAAGCTGGTTCTGGAGCTGAATCTGTCCGAGGACAAAAAGCAGACTTAATCATTCTTGATGAGATGGATTATCTCAGAGAAGAAGATCTTAAAACTGTTCTTGCTATGCTAATGGAACATAGTGATGTGTCTCTTATTGCCGCTTCAACTCCAACGGGAAGAAGAGAATACTTTTGGAACTTTTGTAAAGAGAGGATGGATTTTAAAGAGTTCCACTACACCTCTCACATGAATCCTTCCTGGAATATGGCTATGGAGCTTGAGCTCCGGGAGTTCTATAAAACAGAGATTGCATGGCAACATGAGGTTAATGCTGAGTTTGGCGAAGCGGTCTCTGGTGTTTTCCAGACTAGCTTTGTTGATAATGCATTACTAGACTACAACTATGAGGACATGACTCCCAATAGTAGTTGGATGTATTCAATTGGTGTAGACTGGAATGACACAGCCAATGGAACTAAATTGGTTGTTGTTGGATTGAATCCTGAAGATCAAAAATTTAAGATCGCTGAGAAAGTTACTGTTCAAAAAGCTGGATGGACACAAACAGCATCAATTACTGAACTAGTTGCTCTAAATAGAAAATGGCATCCTCAAGTTATTTATGTGGATGAAGGTTATGGAAGCACCCAGATAGAGATACTGAAAAAGTTAGGGCTAGAGGCGGAATTTACTGGCAACAAGGATGATCAGCGACTTAAAGACATCAAGGCGATTAACTTATCTTCTAAAATAGAGTTATTTGATCCTGTTACACAACTACCCGTTAAAGAATGGATTAAACCATTCATGGTTAATAACGCGGTGAGAAGATTTGAGCAGAATCAAGTTTATATCTCAAAATATGATGATGTAATTTACAAGCAACTTTTAGGCTATAATGTTCAGAAAGTTACTATTACTGGAATGCCTGTTTATGTTGCTGGGTCAGATGGAGATCATGACCTTGATGCTTTCATGCTTGCACTTCTTGGGTTTACAATGGAGCTCTCTGAGTTCACTAATCGCTCTTATAAGATTGATGTATCTATAGCTCCTCGTTTTGGAGAAAGAACTGTTAAAACAGAAATTGCTCTTGCGACAGTAGAGAATAGAAAATTAGACTTAGAGAGAGTAACAACAAGTGTCTCTAAACCTCAACTTCCTGAAAATAGAAGTGAAATTCAATTGACTCAACCTTCATTAATTAGTACAATACATAGTACTAGAATCTATAGTCATGAAGCGTTTAATTCTGATAAGAAAGGATCTGGCTTTAGTTCTACTTCTAAGATGCCATTTAGGAAAGCTTTTCCAAGGCGTCGTAGCTTTTGAGTCTGCAGACCGGTGAGCAGAGAGGTTTTTCCCTTTCTCCCTCTTTGCTCATTTAAACATGCCCTAAAATCTGGAGAGAAAGATGCTCAAGATTTATTCTTACGATGTAGATAATAACCTATTTGTAGAACATTCTCAGAATGGATTATTCACAAATCCAATTCAAACTGTTCACAATGGTACACTTGGAGAAATTGTTGAAAAACAATTATTTCTAAAGAGCGATGACGCCGGTTTTTATTATTCAAATTTAACTTTACAAGCTCTTCCTCTCTCTAAGACCGCTGTTGATGATATAAATTATCCTGAAGCTTTTGTTAACTTTAAAATTATTGTTCAGAATGGACAACCTACTGAAACTCAATGGAAATCAACTGCCTCCGGATCTCTAGTTGTTTTTGCAGATATCGGATCTGTTGGAAATCCTGATCTTAGCTATAAACCATTCTGGATTCAGGTCTCTATTCCTTCTGGAGTTAGAGTTCAAAATATTAATGATATTTCTGTGAATGTCGCAGGAGAAGAGAGTCCTGTCTAATGTTAATTTCTTTAACTTTTGATGTTCAATTAAAGATTATTAGACCAGCTCTAACCAAGGGGTTAGACCCTTTTGCAAATAAAGGGCTAAGCCCAATTCCCGAATTTAAATTTACTAAGCCAAAACAAGTTGAAGTTGAAACTGGAGTCTTCTTATCTCAAGAAGAACATAGTGTTGTTGCTCCATTAATTGATGCAGTAAAATCTCGTCTTAGTGAAACCTTAAAGAATCTTGATTTAGTCATTCAGACTATTGATCAGAGATGTCAAGGTATCTCTGTCGTATACGACATTAATAAAAAGTCGGATGAAGCAATAGCTAGTAGTTGTGAGAAGATTTATGGTTCTGCTACAGGAACTATTACGTATAGTATGTATACTAAAGCAGTAGAGACATTACATAAACTAGATAGATTTCTTGCTCATAAAACTATTCTTAATGAAGGAACTCTAGATGGCGCTTGATGCTCAAACTGCCGCTAACATGGCAGGCTCAGAGGTTACTGTTGCGGAGAGATGGTTAAAGCTTTACAGAAAGATTCACAATCTTTTCCTACGTAATGATTTTGTAAATAAGAATGATTTTGAGACTACTTTAAAGCAAATAAATTTAAGAGTAGATACTTTAGAAGTAAATATTCTCACAATGTTAGGACAGATTGAATCACAGGTAGCTGGATTAGCTGCTCACTCATCCTCTCATATCCATATGGTGCCTCAGGCCCCAACAGGAATTCTTCCTTCTTCTCCCTCTATAACAGCTCCTGTTATTGGTTTAGCACAGTTTATTAAAACACCAGGAGCGACATCTACTACAATCGCAGTTGAAGCTCGTGATGCAATTCTGCAAGCGACAGGCGAACCCGTAATACCTCAATAATTTATGCCAGCTACATTATTCGATAATACAATTTCGTCAGAAGAGCTTCTCGATGTAAGACGATCTTTAATGGAAATTATTGGATTTTTCCAGAATAAATCATTGCCTAATGCTATTGAGAATGAGAACATTGTTTATGTTCCTATAAGAGCTCAGTTAGAAGACTACAAGACTGACAACCAGTCTTTTTCTAGTACACTAGATAACTACCAAAATTTTACTCTTGATCATCTTGAAAAAGGAAAAGATCTAAATAATATTTCGAATTTTTCAGAGACAAGAAATGTATCTGGAAATTTCTCTGTTTCTCCTGAACTATATGATGAGATAAAAAAAGATACAGATTCTTACATGAAGGCCCTTGGGCCTCCTCCTTCTACAGTAAAAGATTCTATATTAGAAGATTTTGATCAAGCTGTTTCTGATTTCAGTATCCAGATTGAGACAGAGCCAAGACCAACTGTAAGTATTGCAGGAATTACAGGTGCAGACTCTGGGATCTCAAATAATCCTGAATATGCTGGAACTTTTAAAAATAAACTATTACAAGAGTGTATCCCATGTGCAGCAAGAGCTTTAAGCATTGAAGCAGTTAATCCTATTGATGGGTTAATTGCTCTTATTCAATCTGAAATAGATAAAGTAAATGCTCTTTTAGATAAGTTAAAAAATCTATTATTTAATAATGATATTACCTTAGATATTTGTCAGTTGTCTCGTTTTTTTGAGTCAATGTGTGTTCCTGATTTGGCTTCAATGATAGCAGTTTTAGGCTTGCTTTTTCTTAAGTATGTTGACTTATTTAAGATAAATTTCAATTCTACAATATCTCTTATTACTCCTCTTTTTAGTCCGATTCTTAGTGGTTTGTCTGGTTTGTTAGATCAGTACTTGCAATTAATTATTGCTCCTATAGAGTGTATTATTGAATCTTTAGATAGTATTCTAATTAAGCTCCTTCCTACTGAAATTCCTGGACCAGAATCTTTAGATGATCTAAGAAAAACAACATCAGAAATACGACTAACTATTGGAAGTGGACTTCAAGATATACAAAAATATCTAATAAGTGGTAGAGATTTTGCCCAGCAAAAACTTGCTTTAGTTTTAGATGAGGTTAATAAGTTCTTGGATTCAAAATCTAGAGGACTAGTTGTTTCAATTGAAGTCGCCTCAGATCTTCAGAAGATTGCTAGACTTGTAGGTATTATAAGATTTATTCTTCAGCTTAAGAGTAAAGGCGTTGAGCTCTGTAACTCAGGAGCAGATCCTCAGTCAGTTATTGGATCTTTCTTTGCTGAGTTAAATAGAGATAGCTCTCTTGGTCCCGCACAAGCTCGAGTTGTTTTAGCACAAGAGATTGAAAAGAAAGTTGGTACCTCTCCTTATAAAGACGGAGATCCTAATGATGTCTCTCCATCTCTGAAACTAATTATTGCTCCCCCAGGAAGTGTTCTCTCTGCTAAAAGCAAAGATTCTTCTGGAAGTTCTGCTAAAAATAGGGATCCCGAATTCTTTATATCTGCAGATGATATTAAAAAATATAATCTATCCGGTATCTTACCTAATATTGGAGATTTGGCTAGCGTAGATATTACTGCTATAATACCTGATACGGGACTGCGACTTAGCCCGACTATTGTTCCTTTTGATTTATGTAAAAATTCAGGATCTCCTGCTTCTTTAGATAAGCTAAAAAATTGGATGACCTCTCTTAATACCTAATATGAATAAAATAGCAAAGTTTGAATCTATTATTCCATATGACTTTAATCCAATAAAATCTAGCGATGCTGTTGCTATCGATACTTCAAAGATTGTAAAGAAACCGTCTCTTGACTATGGTAATCGTGGTGACTTTTCTCCATCTGAGTTTAATCTTTATGAGATTGGTATTATTGAAGATGTAGAGTCATACGTTAGACAGTCTTTCCAAAAAAAGACTGCTTTGATGTTCAAAGAAGGAGAGGATTTCAAAGGTAAAAATCAAAAGACAATTAGCTATGTGAAGAAGCGACTTCGCCAAATCGAAACAGCAAGTAATACTCCTTGGAGATCCTTATTAAGAGAGACTGGATACTATCTACTCTCTAGATCTAACTTCTTTTGGGTTGTCGTACGAGATACTAAATCTTCTGGAGGAAAAGCTAGAGGGAAACAAAAACCTATAGCTGCTTTCTTTCCTTTAGCTCCGGAAACTGTTGAGATTAAAAAAGATCAAAAAACAGGTGCTATAGAAAAATATAGACAGAGAATGCCAGATGGAAGAATTAAAGAATTTAGTCCATCTGAAATTATACATTTTCATGCCTATAAGAAGACTGGATTTAATTTTGGAACACCTGCAATCGTTTCGGTTAAAGATGATATCCGTGCTCTTCGTAGAATTGAAGAAAATATTGAACTTTTAATCTATCAAAGCCTGTTCCCTATTTTCCATTATAGAGTAGGAACAGAGACTAAACCTGCTGGATCTGTTAGACTTCCTGACGGATCAATGATGGATGAAGTTGAGTATGTTAAATTAAAAATAAGCCAAATGCCTTCAGAAGGTGGATTGGTCACTCCAGAAAGGCATGAGATAAAATATATTGGGATGGAAGGAAAGTCTCTCAGAGCAGAGGGATATCTCGATTATTTTAAGCGTAGGGTTTTTGCAGGACTAGGTACTTCTGCCGTAGATTACGGAGAAGGTGATTCTGCCAATAGAAGTACAGCAGATAATATGTCTCGTGCTATGGTTGATTCCGTTAAGGATTATCAAGATATATTAGGCGAGCAAATTAATCACCACGTGGTTAAAGAGCTTCTATTAGAATCTAATTTTTCCTTTGATCCTCTTGATGATCTAAATTTTGTTCAATTTGTTTTTAAAGAAGTTGACGTAGAAACACAACTCAAGAAGAATGTTAATGCACAGCTTCTTTATAATGGGAACATTCTTGATGTAAATGAAACTCGAGCTTTAACTGGGGTGGAACCTATTGTTTCGGCTCAAGAAAAACTTATGTTCTTGAATCGAGTAACTTTACCAACTCTTAAAGCAAAAAGCGAAAGTACTCAAACCCTTCCAGATTCTGCTGCTACTAAGACTATTAAACAAAAGAGTGCTCCTTCTAATCAATATGGCAAGAAGACAGGCCCACAGAAGAGCAAGTTAGATTCCTTTAATCTTACAGATGCCTCTGTCTCTTCTTGGTCTACTTTGAAAAATGATATTATAAATCATATCAGGAATCAGGAGTTAAATACTCAATGGATCAAGACTCTAGTAGGC